AGGGTTGAGAACCAATTCAAGATGTTTAAAGGAACAAGGACAAGGGCTGAACTTAGTGATGATATTATTGATGGTAAAGGCAGCAGCCAGTTGAATAGCTTGACTAGATTAATGGCAAATAAAAAAGGAAAATTGGATTTGGCGAAAGACGATGCGAGGGCATTTACCAAAAAACTATTTGAAAAGATGACCCCAATAGAAATGGATGCATATCTGAAAAAAATAAACACTGCAACAGGGAACAATTTGACGGCAGCAAATATTGTTGCTGCAATTGCTGACGCAACGGCAAAAGCAGCGCAGGGCAACAATAATAGCGGTGCCGCGTCACCAGCAGCAGTAACTCCGGGTGCGACGGATAGTGCTATCAGCAATGGCACCCCCGGCGTTATGGATAAACATAAATAAATTACGTTAATCACTTTTAAAAAAGGGGGAACCGAAGTTCCCCCTTTCTCTTAGTAACTCTGTTAACCGTCTTTAGCTAACTTCTCAAAGTAGGACAATGCATCGTCATCACCATCGTCAACAGTAATAGTCAAATTAGGTGCTGGTTCTGGTGCGCCCAGAGTTGGTGTACCAATAGTAAGCGTAGCAGTTGGTTCATCTTCCATGAGGGTTGTAACATTACCCACAGTAGTGGTTCCTGCTAGGACCAAATCCAGACGAGTCTTCAACTCATCATAGGACTTGAAGTTGGTTGGCGCAGTAAACTCTGATAGGGGATACTGCTTCTTCCACAATGCTTCCAACTCATCATCATCATCAAACAAAGCAGATGGACCTTCGAACTCAGACTTATCATAGTTCCAGTAACCATCAACCTTACGAATCTTCAACTTGAAGTTCGCACCTTCCCAAAAGTCGAAAGGATTGACCGGAGTTTCATCCTTGAATGCTGGCTGCATTGCTTCCATGCACTTGTCAAAGATTTTCTTACCGAAGCGATAGAGCATAACCTTACCCTCGTTCTGGGGATTAGCAGGGTCTTCAACAACATAGATGTTGGCGAAATACTGCAACTTACGCTTCTGCTTACGAGCAATCTCCTTATCAGACTCAACACCTGAGTTCCAATATGCAGAGTTCATCTCTGACACAGGATCGTTCTGACCAACTGTGGTAAGAGAGTTCTCAATATACCACTGACCTGTCGGACCTTGAAAGGCGTGGTTCCACACCTTTGACCAAGGCATATCCTCACCATCAACGGCAGGAAGGAAACGAATAACAGCATAACCGTTTCCGGTCTTATCCATTACGGGCTTCCAGAGGCGATCATCCTGATAGGACTTCTTTTCTTGGGGGGCGTTTTCTGCTTGGACTGCACCAAGCAGTTTGTCCAATGAATTGGACTTCTTGAGTGAACTTAACGACATATGTATTCTCCTTATGTAAATATATGTTTTCGTATGTTTATAGTATGCTTACTTTATCACAAAATTCTGCTTTAGTCAAGTACCCTACGTTATTTTTCTTTCCATCATTCCCCACATAGAAGAATGATTCTTGTCCAAAACGCTCTACAGGATCAATCCAATAGAACTTAACGTCACGGTACTCTGTAAAAACAGTTTGCATCTGGTTCAACCAATTGCTTGGATTGAAACCTTTTGCATCACCTGACAGATAGTTATCTGTCCCTTTATATAAGTTGTTCAACGGTTTGTCATATGACGATAGGTCAAACCCCAATATATAAATTTCTGTTGCTCCTTGCTGACAGGCAAGATGCATAGCGGTGTTACCCGTTGACCATCCAACAGGAAAGTCAATGTTATTTATGGGATCATTCTCACCCACATATGTAACCCACACACCCACATCCTTCTCTAACTTCATGCGAAGGTCTTGCATGTCTAGATGTGGAAACTGCTTGATTGCTGCCTCAATCTTCTCATTCAAGGTCACAGGGTCTTTCCCTGATACCACACAGTAATCTGTCTTCTCCTTGCTCTTATGTACGAATGTCTCTGGTATGTCATAACCCAAGAACATCATGTCTGCTACACTAGCAGGAAGCACTGACCAGTTTGCAAACCACGTCTGTGGGGTTCTCCAATCAGCATTGTCGTATATCTCTTGCTGCATACCATAGTCAGTTGCAACAAGGTTGTCAACCATCACATCACGATAGATTGCATTACAACCCCATGTGATAGCATCAACCTTGTGCTGCTTCTCACTGAACCACTTGCGTGACTCGCCATTACCTATTACAACGTGTTTCATAGTTCTTTCATCAATGGGAATATCTGAGCAATCTCAAAGGCACATGCACGAGCAATATCTTGATGCTCTTTCTGGGTGCCATTAGCACTGCGTAGGTCAATGTAGTGTACCCATGAGCGCAATGTACCGTTCATGTACAGCCGTGATACAGTCATACCCTCTGGTAGCACTGCCCGTGCCTGTTCCTTTGCTATACCTTTTTTAATTGCCCAGTTATATATTCCTTCTGCCTGTCGCCACAACACATGTTGCTTCATACGGAAGTCTTCATTCAAACGGCGTTCATCTTCCTGATCAAAATCCAGAGGCATACTGTTCTGGCGATTGTTAGGGTCTTGCAACCGTGCTTCCCGTGCTTCAAAATACAAATCCTTAGTAGGGTCTGCATACCGCTGACTGAACTCTTGAAACGAGAACGAGCGGTGACGTAGAATTTGACGTGCGATGTCCCTTGTTGTCTCAATCTCTAAACATGCGCTGACCATTTCTAGGGGTGACCAGTGCTTATTCTTGATCAAATACTTGATAAGTTTCTCGCTGGTATCCTTATTGTTCTGATTATTAGGATTGGATACTCGCGCACAATACGCAACCAAGTCCTGTGCGTCATCCAGACCAATGATATTATTTGGTGTGGAATGTGATATCAAACGTACTTTCATTATATCTCCTAAAATGGTGCCCCCACCTAGAATCGAACTAAGAACTGATGATTACAAATCAACTGTTATACCGTTTAACTACAGGGGCGGTCCACTTAACCTTTCTTTACAAAAGGTCGGCGGGTTGGTTTATACCCCTTGGGAAAAGACGGGTTGCGTGACGCAAGTTTGGTCACTCGTTCAGACAGTTCATTACTCTTGACTGTCAACTCAGCATTATCAAACGACAATACTTTCATTTGGTTTTCTAGTTCCCGGCATCGTGCCTCAAAGAACCCTTCTACTCGTTCCATTATCAGTGGACTCCTCTATGAGTTTCAATAGTCTTATCTTATACTGTTCTTGATCAATTGTCAAGAACCTTTCGTAATTATCCATGAGATTATCTAAATTATTCCATACAATGTCATCCTCTAATGCTCTATTCCAATCTGGACCATAGTTAACCAATTCATCTAGTATAATCATCGTCTCTAAAGACACGCGACTACCTAGAAACTCTCTCATCAATTTAGGGTGTTGCCCATTAGTTACTGTGAACAAATCCTCAAACGCTTCTACAAGAGGTTTCATTTCCACCTCAAATATATCAAAGAAACCCTGTCGCTTTAACTTCCATGACTGATAGTTTCCATCATTGAAGTTGGCAATATACCCCTTCTTATCCTTGATGAAATTTGATATAAAGTAATTTTTGATTTCTTCTTCGGTCTTATACTTATTTGCTATTTTAGCAAACCAATGCCTGTCTTTCCTTTTCCAATAGGAGTCACGCTTAATCTTTGTCTTACCCTTATAGTCAACAAAGTCATAGTTACCCTTACCAAAATGTGCCTTCATAGCACAGTACATTAGATAAACGTCAATCGGTTCCATTACAAATACGCTTTGATACCCAATCAGTTAAAATGCAGGGGATTACCCCGTGAATGAAAAGAACAATACCCATAGACCATGCATGAGCAAGGTGGCAAATATAGGTGGTGTTCTGTTGCCTAAGATGTTTCATATAGGAAGTTGTGCCTGTCGTGGAAGAAAGTTCAATTCTCTTGCGTTTGCTTCGATCTTCTCTTTGAGGCTTTTGGAAATGAGGTTACCCACTGTATCAGGTTCGATATCGTTACAGTAGCAATAATCTAGCACTGCTTCCATATGAGTAATATTCTTCTCTTTCACGATGCTTTCAATATTCATCGAAAACGATTTGGTGGTTGTTAACGACATACTTTACTCCATAGAATAATAAAGGTTGGGGGGTTAACCATGACCCCCCACGGGTGTATTACGGCACCACCCGAATGTATTACGGCATTACCCGATAGACACTAATTAATGACCTGTCTATCAGTCAGTAGGCATTACGCTGTGCGTAGTGCCTTGTAACCAGCAGCAACAACTGCGCGTGTTGGCGCACCAAGCATATACTTCATATATGTCGTTGGAGTACCTTCGAAAGACGATACACGCTTGTTCAAATAGATTGAAAATCCTTCTGAACGAAGTTGACTGATAACCGCACGAACATTCTTAACACCATAGCGTGATGTAATCTGTTTAGCGGTTAGTTCTGCGCCATTCACAAGTGCGTCGGCGACTTTTTCGGTTTGGGTAGTCTTAGTCATTATATAATTCATCCTTTCAAGATGATAGGTTAGACAATATTTGTCAGACACAAAGTGTTTCGTTTGAATTTCACAAACTCATCAGTGACATTATATACAGAGTATAACAGGTTATTATCTATTTGTCAATACCCTTTTTGAATAAAGTGGAAGTTTTTTATCCTGTTGCTAAGAAAAAAACTCCCAAAAAAACTCCGAAAGATTAAGCTGCTAGAGCGTAATCCCCATATGCAATATTATCGTTTGCATTTACTAATTTAACCTATAAGGCGGTCAATCCACAATTCTCCACTTATCTATTCCAGCCTGTCGATCCTATTTCGCCCCCATCAAAAAGAGATTTTACCAAAACCAAGTAACAGGGCTATGATACCAGAAATGAGAATAACATCAGCGCATACACTCCAAAGAATATATAACCTAAACATCACCACTGATATTTTTTTTACTCGAAGGTTCTTCATCTGAATCTCCTGATATCTCTATTACCACAACAATCTCCTTTTGGTGGAGGCGCGGGGTACTGCCCCCCGGTCCAGTTCTGTTTTCAATTCGTATCATCAAATTGTATCTTATTTATACCACACGGGGACTAATAAGTCAAGTCCCTTATTGGCAATCCTTTATTTTTTTCTGCGTTTTCTGGCAAAATTGCGGATATCCCCTGACTTATAATACAAATAAATGGGCCCTTTTTTTCTATGACTGTAGTTGTTCCTGTGTTTTTATTCATGTAGAATAAAACCGATGTTTGAGCTCCGGGGTCTACCCAACCAGCAATTGGTTTTTCGTTAAACTCTTGTAGTTTTTCATGAATATCTTTTTCTGGTCCACACACTACAGGTTTATTTACCAACACAAATCCCTTTAAGTCTTCTAAATTTTCTGGTTCTGGAATTGTTTCTTGCGCTAAGGTTTGGCTACCCATTAACAGAAACACTGCCAGTACTACTACTAGATGTTTCATTCTGTTTGCTCCATTCTGCAACGGTTTCCACTAGAGCATCAAGGTATTCGTGTTTGTCTCT